TCAAACAAAGCCAGTAGATAAATTGATTATCTTTGATGATAATGATGAACCTAAAGATATGCGGAATGAGATGATTTATTCCTATTTCTTTCGGATGTTAGATAGTAAAAACATACCTTGGGAATGGTTATATGCTGAGAAAAAAGGTCAGCACTATATCCATCAAAGAGCAAATACAATGGGCTTTGATTGGGTTTGGCGAGTGGATGATGATGCTATTCCTGAACCTAATGTCTTAGAAAATCTATACTTTCATACTACATACAACCTTAATACTGGTGCTGTAGGCGGCTCGATATTGACTCCACCATTGAACTTTGATACTTCATTATCTACAGGCAAAATTGAGCATATTAGCATTGAGCCAAATATCCAATGGGAAAAAATTAAGAACTCAAAAAAGGTCGAGCATTTGCATTGTTCTTTTCTTTATCGAGCAGGGGTTTATGATTACAATCTAGGACTGTCTAGGGTGGCGCACAGGGAAGAAACTTTGTTTACCTATGGATTGCATCAAAAAGGTTATGACATCCATGTTGTGCCGAATGCTGTGACATGGCATATGAAAAATCCTGGTGGTGGTATTCGATTAGAAACTAAAGCGGAAATGTTTGAGCATGATGAACAGATTTTTAGAAACTTTATTCGATTTAATGATAAAACCATTGTGGTGCTTAATTGTGGTATGGGTGATCATTTGGTATTTACTCATGTACTGCCTTACATCGATAACCCTGTGGTGTTTACTTGCTATCCTGAGATCATACCCGGAAGATCAATTGCGGAAGCTAAAGAATTATTTGGGAGTATAGATCAATGGAGCATTTATAAAAAGATGGATCAATGGAGATGGCAAGATAGCATCGAGGGCGCATTTAGAAAGCTGTACTTATGATTATTATTGCTCCATATGCTAAAGCTTTAACTAATGGCAAACAAAACCCTAAAAACTATCCTTATTGGGAAGAACTGATTGCATTAATACAAATCAATATAGGATTTGAGATTGTGCAAGTCGGCATCGAGGGCGAGAAACAATTAGTTGAAGACTTCCGAAAGAATCTTAGCATTGATGAACTTAAAAGCTTAATAAAAGAATGTTATATATGGATTGGGTGCGATTCATTCTTTCAACATTTAGCTTGGCATCAGGGTAAAAGAGGTATTGTGTTATGGTCTGTTAGTGATCCGTTAATATTTGGTCATCCTGAAAATGTTAATCTTTTAAAAGATAGGTCTTCCCTTACAAAAAACCAGTTTCTTTGGTGGGAATTTTTAGAACATAATCCTGATGCTTTTGTAAAACCTCAAGAAGTAGTAAAATACCTTAGTCCCATATAAAATAAAACAATAATTAACTTTATTGGAGTTGGTATGGATGAAACAGAAGCAAGGCTAAATAGCCATGAAGCGGTTTGTGCTTTTCGGTACGAAACTATTAATGCTCGATTAAAAAGACTAGAAAAAATAATGATTGGTAGTGCAGGATTTATTATGGCTAGTTTAATTGCGGTTGTTTTAAAACTTCAATAATGGACTTGCTTGATACAATTTCAAAGTTATCTAGTTTGTTAATTGGATTTGTAACTCTTGTTATTGTGTTAGCTAAAATGCATAATCAGATTGCCGTTCTTGAGGAAAAAGTAAAATCTTTATTTGACATCATTAACAAAAAATGAACATTCAAGATATTTTAAAAGCAGTCTTGCCTATTGTTGTAGCTTGTCTTGCATGGCTACTTGGTCAAGTATCAGACTTTTCTACTAGGCTAACTAAGATTGAGGGGCAGATGCCTGCCCTAATAACTAAAGAAAATGTGCCAACTGATTCACCTTTGTCTGCTGAAGCAAGGCATAAATTAAGAAATGAAATTTATACAGATATACACCAATTACAAGTTAAAGTGCAGTTACTTGAGGAGCGAGAAAAATATGGGAAAAAATAATGTTTGGACTAGATGATATTGTTTCAGTTGGAATGAAAGTTTTAGACAAAGTAATTCCTGATCCTGAACAAAAAGCTAAGGCACAATTAGACTTACAGACTCTTGCACAGCAAGGCGAATTAGCGCATATACAAGCTGACATCGATAAGTTTAAAGCAGAAGCAGAAGATAGAGATTCGGCTCGAAAGGCTCATGCAGAAGTTGCCACAAGTGCCAATTCAACAAGCTTAGATAAAGCTGTAGTGCCTGTTTTAGCCCTTGGTGTAGTAGGACTAGCATTTATGTTAATTGCTGTTTTAATGTTTGTAGATACACCTGACAATCAACAGCAATTAGTTATCTTTGCATTAGGTTTTGTAACAAGTGCCGCAGGTCAGGTACTATCATTTTATTTTGGATCAAGCCAAGGTAGTAAAGACAAAACTAAAGAAATACAAGGAATGGTAAGAAAATGAATCTATCAAAACACTTTACTTATGACGAATTAACTACTACCAATCATCGAGAATTTGACAATACACCCAATGAAACTGAACTTGAAAATCTTAAAAGACTTGCAAACTTCCTTGAAGAAGTCAAAGCTGTTTTATATGGAAAACCCATTATGGTTAATAGTGCTTTCCGTAGTGAGTTGGTCAATAATGCTTGTGGTAGCAAATCTAGTTCTCAGCATAGGGTAGGTACTGCTTGTGACTTTCGAGTGCCGGGACTGACTCCTAATGAGGTTGTTAAAGCTATTATTGATTCTAATCTAGAGTACGATCAAATTATTAGGGAATTTGATCGTTGGACTCATATATCGATTTCTAATCAGCCTACTGATCTACCAAGAAAACAAGCCCTAATCATTGATAAGACAGGTACTAGAAAATATTCAATAGGATGAGTTTTTTCTAGTAAGCAGGTTTGAAGATATAGCATATCTTTATCTTTTTCGACATATGGTTTAGGTTTGTAATTAACACCTATTTTTACTTTGCCTGTGTTGTAATAATTATTCATACTACCTCCAAGGTGAGTTGATATAAGGTTTACTAGTTAAGCGCATAGCTAAGTCTAAATTATCTTGCGCTAACTGTTTTAAAGATGGCACTTCTACAAAACTTTCTTCTTCCAATATAGAAGACAAATGGCAAATCATTGTATTCAGTTTTGGATTAAAGCAAACTACATCATACTTTTTATTCATTTTATTTTTGCTTCCATTTGTTTAACCATCCTGCAAAAAAATTTCCATTCTTCTAAAGTTGGAAGTATGTCAGGGTTCATAATAATTTCTTTATTCATCCCCCACTCGCTTGAACAACAACATTGACTAGGTATTCTGTGGCATTTGCTACAAAAAATATTTTGGTTCATTTCTCACTCGCTTTCTGTAATATTGCTCTTGCAAAATAAATAAATGCTTGTTCCATCGTGCCACCTTTTAATGGTTCAATTTCATTGCCCACCTCTAAGATTTCATCATCTGTTAAATCTTTTAATGCTGTATACAAAGGTGTTAATTGAATCATTGAGTCCGGCGGTGACTCTTTAAACAATATGCCACCCTCTGATATGTATGCTCTTGGTTTCATCTATTATTCCTTTCTTTTTTAGCATCTTCACAAGCTTGCCTAAACTTCTGAGGTAGGTCGGGATGCCAACCCCCCATTAAAAGTTCGCAGTTTAATCTATACTCTTGCTTCCTTGCTATTTCGGTTAAGAAAATAACAAAGCCGCAAAGAATAATCCCAGTACAAATGGCTAATACAAAAGTTTTATCTTTCATATTAGAAAGGTATATCGTCATTAGGCATATCAGAAGACTGCTCATCTTTTGGCTTTGGTATAGCCAACTGAATCCACCCATCAAAAGGTACTGGTAGCTGTTCTACTTTCATAGCTAGACCACCATTTTTAGTTTCTACTACAATACCTACTTTGCACCATTTAAACTTTTCTACACCATTTTTGTCTGTGTAAGAACCATTTTTTGCAATTGCATCATATTTAATACCCATAATATTTTCCTTATTTAATTTGTAAAGATTGGTTTTGAATTAGTCTTGCTCCATTTATTTCAATGCCACTTTTGATAGCATCTTTTACTGCCTTTTTATTTAACACAGGCGCAGGTAATGGCGGTATGTCAAAGTATTCCGGTGGTATTTCATCGAGGTTAATTACCTCAACTGTTTCAGGATTGTTTCTTAGGCTTAACTGAAAGTAAGGGCAGTCAACCTTAGTAATGCCTGTGCGAATCATATTGTCTTTTAGATATTGTTTAAGCCGGTTTATTTTATTTTCCATTGCCTTTCTTCTATTGGACATTTGTTTTTCAGCCTCCCGGATAGCCTCGACAGAAGCCTCAATATTACGAACATACATAGAAACATTAGTAGCTTTAAGTTCAAAATCACCGGTTAATCCCTCCAAGGTATCTTTAAATGTTTGATCATCTAACTCTAGGTCATTGAGTTTTTCTAGATCGGCTAGGTACTGGTCTGAAACTTGGTATAAGGTTAAGTTAGACATTTGCACTCTCCAACTGGGCTTTGCGCTGATCCTTGGCGGCAGTAAACTGTTCGACAGCTATTGTGTCATCTTGCCCATAAGCAAACCTATATACCTTGGTATAGTTTTGCTTTAGTTCTGTTTCATCTTTACTTTCAAAGATAATTTTTATCCCGGATAGAATTTCAGGTTGTGTTAGCTTAGTCTTTTTTACTGAAGCAATTTCATGGGTTGTATTCTCAGTATCATTGTCACCCTCAGTAGGGATGCAAAATGACTGTATGCAAGCATATTTGTAAGCGGCAGACATTGCCTTGTTAGTAGACTTATCGCCACTATCCATCGCTTCTCCATAGGTTTTAACAGTATGCTTTGTGCCATCTACTGTGCTAACAATGTCAAACTCAGCTTCTACTGTTGTGTAAAACAGGGCAGTACCTTTTTGATTAACCCTTTCAACACATTCTCTAGACAACATTCGTGGCAAAATTACAACACCATGCATTGGCAATATAGAAGACAGCGCATTGTATATATCGTCAACTCCTCGAAACTTGTATCCCTGCATTTTGTTTTCTTTGTTTTTGGCAATACCCATTCCTGCCAAATCTTTTTGTACTCCTGAAATTGCTTGGTAAATATTCATTTGTTTTGTCCTAAATTGTGTTTAAGTTGTTTAGCTTGTGCTTCAATTTCATTGGCAAATCCAGTTGCTGTTATCCAATCTTTTGCATTACAGGCATCATGCATCAATCGAATAAGGGTGCTGATTCTTAATATATGTTCAGAGTAATCCATTTTATTTCCTTAAAAGGGTGCATCTTCATACACAGGTTTAACTACAGGGATTCGTTTATAAGACCAACCATAAACATTTTTATAGTGGACAGCATCGCTATATGAGCCAATCCTGATCCATTCATTAAATTCATTAAAGATTTTATATTTCATTCCAAATCCTTAATAACTTGTCGGGTGCAAAAGTCTTCCCAAAAGTCTAAATTTAAATGGTAAATTATTTCACCAAACTTTTTATAGTCTAGCTTATCCATTGCTTCTTCAAGTTCGGCTTGTTTTTTGTACAAAATATCTTCTGATATAGCTTCGCATAAAGAAGATACAGAAGTTAACATTTTGCTAGAGTGGAGTAATTCCCAAGTTTCTGACTCGATTAATTCATCTTGAGCCGCCTGATCTTGGTAAGGTTTTTCAAGCCATGCATCATAGTTTTTCATATTGTGTCCTTAAATTGTTAAACATTGTTACTACAGTATTGATAATACTCCTATTTGACACTTTTGCAACAAATAAACACTAGGACAAACCCTAATATGTGTCTTTTATAACAAAAGTATGTATAATCTCAAACAAAGGAGGATCACTATATGAGCCAAGCAAATATTTTTGATGTACTAACAGTTGAATTCGGTAGTCTTAAAAAACTATCTGAATTATTGGATATGACTTACAACGGAGTGTATATGTGGAAAGCTAGAAACAAAGGCATTCCATTAAGAAATGTGACTAAAATTGAGCAATTAAGCAATGGTAGAATTACTCGCCAAATGTTGCGCCCGGACAAGTTTCAATGATGCATTTTGTCCTACCATTTCCCCCAAGTATTAACTCTTACTACAGGGTTTTTAATAACCGAATTTTGCTATCCGCAGAGGGTCGTAAATATAAAAAAGCAGTCCGAGAGTATGTTATGTTGCTTGGATTGAAACCTTTGGAAGATGCAAAATTGAAGATAGAACTAATACTACAGCCAAAAGACAAGCGCAAAATAGACATTGATAACCGAATTAAATCGGTCTTAGATGCGCTCCAGGATGCAGGTTTATTTAATGATGATTTTCAAATTGATGAATTAACTATTCGCAGAGGATCACCAGTAGAGGGCGGCAGATTGTTTGTAAAGATTGAAGAAGTAGAGTAAGCTATGGATACGGCTAGAGTAGCTCTCGAAAAGATGATTCATCACCATCCTGCCATGTCCACCATTTGTGATGATTATCCTTTGATGAGGGAGTTCTATGTATTACTACAAATTTAATATTTCTGATTGGCATCTAGCAACTAGTCATTTGTCGCTAGAAGAAGAAGCTGTTTATTTTAAGTTAATAAACTATTATTACGATACCGAAAAGCCAATTCCTGAAGAAACCCAATCGGTTATCAGGCGGTTACGACTCGGTAAGCAATCGGATACTGTTGCATTAATCCTTAATGAATTTTTCACTTTAGAGGGAGATGGATGGCATCATGCTCGGTGCGATGATGAGATTGAAAAGTACCATCAAAAGGCTGAAGTTAACCAAAAAGTAGGTAAGCTTGGCGGAAGACCTAGGAAAATCAATGACTTAGGTGATAACCCACAAATAACCCAATCGGTTTCCAAAAATAACCCACAGATAACCCTAACCAAGAACCAAGAACCATTAACCAATAACCATATTATTAGTGTCGCTAAAGCGACTAAGGCTCAAAGATTATCTAAAGATTTTATTTTGCCTACAGAATGGATTGAGTTTTGTCGGACGGAAAGAAAGGATTTGAGTCCCGAATCTGTATTTGCTCAATTTAAAGACTACTGGATTGCTCAAGGAGGTCAAAAGGGTGCAAAGCTAGATTGGTTTGCTACTTGGCGAAACTGGGTTAGGAATACAAAAGCCACCTTTTTAAAGACTCAAGATAAGCCTGTTGAGAAAAGATGGTTTGATACTATTGATGGGATAAAAGCCAAGGGTGCTGAGTTGGGCATCGATCCTAGTGGTTGCGCCACTATCGGTCAATATGAAGATATGATCAAAAAGGCTATGTAATGGATACCTATAGCGAAGAATGGCGGCATGAGTGCGAAGTACGGCACATTGCAAAACAGCCTTTAAAGAAGCGCAGAGAAATCTTAGCCATGATTGAAAAAGCTAGAGGCATGGCAGAAAAAGAAAGACTGCAAAAATCTCTTGTAGAACTATGGGAAAGTAAAAAATGAAGCAATTATTCATACTTGTCCATGAGACTGCAAGAGAGAATGCGATTAAAGCCGTTAAACAAGCCCCTGACGGCTTTGTTGTAGAAGTTAAGGCTAAGACTAGGTCGCTAGAACAAAATGCTCGTATGTGGGCTATGCTCGATTCTGTAAGCCATCAGGTGAACTGGCATGGTCGAAAGTTGTCAGCCACAGATTGGAAGCATATTTTTTCCACTTCAATTAAGAAAATGGATGTTGTGCCAAATTTGGATGGAACTGGGTTTGTAGTCCTTGGCGCATCCACCTCAAATATGAGCCGAAAAGAAATGATTGATATGCAGGATTTAATAACTGCTTTTGGCATAGAGCATGGAGTAGATTATGGCAAATGGGAGTAATACTTATGCAGAAAGAAATAGTGGAGTTAATCAAGGTGAGGTATTGTTTGAGGAATATTGTGCTAAAAGGGGTTATCAACTGCACCGATTAGGCTTTGATGAAAAACACAACTCTGTTGCTAGATTCAGCAATCTAAACTTCTTTTTGCGAAACTTGCCTGATTATGTTATAGATACTGGTTCAGAAGTTAGAGTTGTACAAGTCAAAGGCTCACCAAATATTAAACATACCGAATATGACAATATTCCCTTGTTTATGTCATATTACAGTTCTAAACAAGCTGTGTTGCAGTATGTATTTTGCTTTAATCCGCAACCCGGCAATGAATTTAAGCCAATTTGGGTGTATCCTGAAACTGTTATGAGTCTGTATGACAAAGGTGTACCCGGTGTTTGGAGTGATGGAGTTAAATACAGGAAAATTAGTTTTGACCAAAAATGAAAAAGAACATTACAGAAAAATTGCAGAATTCGGCTGTATTCTTTGCTATAAACTGGGAAACCAAGGTACTCCATGCGAAATTCATCACATCCGCCGGGCAGGTAAGCGATCAACAGCCCCTGTCATTGGACTTTGCCCATACCACCATCGAGGATCAGGAACAGGAATTCATGGCATGGGAAGAAAAGCTTTTGAGCGAGAATACTGTACAGAAGAAGAATTGTTGGCAATCACCAATGATTTGATTTAAAATGAATTTGTAGTAGACAGTCTGATTGATTGATTTTTCCGTGGGAAGCCCCCCGGATCACAAGTTCGGGGGAATTCTTATGCCATTTCGACATACTGACAAAGGTTGGTACTGGGGATCACAAGGACCATTTCCATCTAAAGCTAAAGCTTTGCAAGTAGCACAGGCGGCATATTCAAGGGGTTATAAGGAAGAAAACATGGCAGATAATAAGGAATACTCAGTTCAAAAATGTGTAATGTATATGCTTCATGCGGTTACTAATGCACATATTCTGCACCTGCAAACTAAGTCTTATGCTGAACACAAAGCACTTGAAACCCTGTATACAGAGATCGGTGATTTAGTAGATGGTTATGTTGAGGCATATCAAGGCAAATATGGAATAATCGAGGGCTACCCTGATAACTACAAACTACCAACACCTGCTATTGAATATGTGGTTGGCTTATCTGCATACTTAGCAGAGTGCAGACCATACCTGCCGCAAGATACCGAACTACAGAACATCTTAGATGAAATTGCATCCTTGTTAGACAGCACTCTATACAAACTTAGATTCTTATCATAATGCCGATCATGCCCAACCCCAAGGTCTGTAATATTTTGGGGTGCAAGGATAAAAAATCGTTTGGAACTGGTTACTGCTTAAATCATGGAGCAGAAAGATCAGATAAATATAAAACTAATGCAAAGTTGTACAATTCCACAGCTTGGAAGCAACAGCGCACAGTTATGCGATCAATTCACCCACTTTGCGCCTGTTGTTTGATCGATGGTCGGGTAACTCAAACAGATCATATAGACCATGTCATACCGCACCGCAGAAAGTTTGATAGATTTATGGTTAACTTGTTCCAAGGCTTATGTATTTCCTGCCATACACAAAAGACTGCGCTAGAATCTAAAGGAATTTACAGGCATTACCTACCTACTGGGGTAAAAGACTATTCTGATGAAGACTATAATTATCTAGTTGTAAAAAATTATTCTTAATTGATTTTTAGCCAAGATTTTGGCAAGGTCGATTTATATTTGGAAACTGACTTATTTTTTTTTTTCAAAAACCCTGACACCCCCATATAGGGTCATTTCTAGGGGGGTATATAGTCATAAACTGTTGAAATTTTGGAATTGATAGCTAAAAACTAATGAATTAACATTTTTTACACTAAAAACCACTTAATCGATCTATAATCGTTTTTAATGGTTTTTAATACTAGGGGCGCATAAAATCCTTAAAACCCCTCCAAAGCCCTATAAATCGATCTAATCGATATTACTACAATATCCCGGCGATTACAAAATAAAACAATCAATTCGGAATAGATAAACACTATCGCCCGGCAAAAAACCCCGGCGATCTAAGCGCATGATCTAACCCTTAAAAAATACAGTTAACCGGGGCGCAAAATATCCCCGGATTAAGCCCGGATTTTTTAAAAAATAGATAAGCCCGGCGATTTACAAAAAATAGATAAGCCGCCGCCCCTATCAATCAAGATAGTAGAAAAAATAAATATACCGGGTTTACATATGCGCCCTTTAAAAGTAAAAAACCCCTATCCGGGGTTTATGGTTTAAATTATTCTAGGATTTTAACCCCTTAAATTGTTGAAAAATCAATAATATGTTTACCTAAAAATTCACCGGTGACATTGTCATAAGAGTACATTCTTACTTTGTATCCCTTAGTTTTATATAAAGTAATCCTAAGATTTTTTAATATCTCTTCTTTAAAATTGATCCGGGAATTTTCTAGGAATTCGCTTAATATGATATGAAGATCGCTCATAAATAAACCCCGGAAGCATTACAGCGGCTTAATAATTCATTCGTGAATAGCATCCTTATTTTTATTAGTCTATTTAATTCCGGTAATAAATCGTTATCGTATGAAGCTTTTTCCCTATATTCCGAATGAGTGTTAGTTAAACGATCTATAGGATCATGTAGGCTTTTAATTAAAAGAATAAGATCATCATTAGATAAAATGATATTTTGCATATAAAACCCCTTTAAAACCGGGCAAAATTACCCGGCTTAAACCCCTATGAATAAGGGTTTAAACCTGATAAGCTTTAAGCCGCCTTTAAATAGATAACCGGGCGATCGATTACAAAGCCGGAATAGTCTTTTTTCGCTTTCCCTTTGGCATACAATGCGACAATGCAATTTTTAGGTTCTAAATGGCGAATGTCTGAATTATCGCCGGGTAATACTTTACGATCTAAAAATCGTTTTGGAATACTTGCAATATCCCGGAATACTACAGCAATCCGCATTTTATTCTGTAAAGCTTGATCTACAAACCTAGAAAAACCGGGTAAACCGCTGTAAGAAAATGTTAAATCATAATTTTTGGGAATATCTTTACGATTACTCAATTTTGAATAATCATAAAATTGAGTATCCGGGAAAACCGCAAAAATATTTTTATATGTTTTACCCTTATATGTAACCGGGTAATTTTCCCATCGAATATCACTAGTTCCATTTAAGCGAACTAAAGGGGTTAAACCCTTGTTTTTTGCATGAATGATTAATAGTTCTATATCCATACATAAATTGATTAAAAAATCCGCTCTATTTTCTAGGTAATATTGTGTTTTACTAAGCCGGGCGGATTGAATGCTATTGAATGCGCCCCTCCCGGCATAAAATAAACATCCTTTAAAACATTCGGCGGCGGCGGCATTTGCGCATAAATTAACCCCGGATAAAGTGTAAGGGGCTAAATATAGAATGCCGGTTAAAAATCCGAATTGTTGCCCTTTGATTGTCTTTGAATTACTATCTTCGGATAGTAGGCGGCGGCGGTAAAAATTTTTCATTGTGTTAGATCCTTGTAATTGATTGTTATTAAATTGTTAAACTACTAGTAAAAAAAATTAGTCTTCTAAGCCGGTACGATCCATTAAATCATTTTCAATATTAATTATTGAATACACAATATGATCGATCGCTTTAGATAGCATATGCCGGCTCAATTCTGTTTTATCGTTTTCAATATGGTTATTAACCATAAATAGAGCCGCTCTTAATTGTTTAAACTCTTCGAATAATTGATAAAAAATAGCTTCATGCTCTTCGATCCGATCGTGTAATTTTCGATCAGTATCCTTTTTACTAAATTCATCTTCTAATTGAAGATATTGTTTTATTAACTCTTCTTTTGTTAGTTTATTAAGTGTTATTTTTAAAGCTTCTTTTAATGTATGCATTGTAAGCCCCTATTAAGTGTTATATAAATTTAAAGC